CCACCAAGCATTAGCATGATTTCTACTTTTTACCACATAAAATGCTGGTTTTACACCTAAACCATGTCCTAAACCATAAGTACCTGTGCCTGCTGCATAATTATCAGTAAAAGTAACAATAGAGAACCCTGCTGTTGAATTTACTTTTACAGTTGTTTGTGCATTTCCATCAAAATTACTTGATCCAAGAGTTGAGTTTGTGTTTATTGCACCCCCCATCCCACTGTGAGAACTACAATAATAATTCAAGTTTGGTGCGGAAGCAGCTACAACTATTTGTATAGAAGTTGAACTTAATACAGTTACCCCTGTGGTGTATTCAGTTCCACCGCCATGAGTGCCATCTGCGGTTGTAGAAAATCTAAATGGGTGTGCTGCTGGATAATTAAAAATATAAGTACCACCTTCTGCAAGGTCAAGAGTTACAGCAGACGTTCCAAAACCATCAAATCTATACTTATTACCAGAATCAGAAACAACCGTTACCGTATAAGTTTTGCCATCTGTATCGCCACCGTTCCAGTTCCATGCAACATAGCTTGCACTAGATGTATTACCTTCTCCTCCTGTTGATAATGTAAATCCATCCGAATTAAAAGATTGCAAAGATCCATATTGATTTTCACTATTTGTCAAATCCGAATACAATAATTTATTTGGCCCTCTTACTGAATCAAATAAACCATGTGAGTGGGCTGAATCCCTCCTTTTTAGCCATATCCAATCAGGGCCAAAATTTAAACTTGAAATAGATAGAGTCGCACCAGTACCTGTATAAAGAACAGTATCAAAATGTTTATTAGGTAACAGTATTGTTGGGTCGGGTAGGTTTGCTGAACATATCGCTAGAAATCCAGTTGGAGGTGCATATTTAAATTTACCTAAACTATTAGCATCTGTATTACCTTGTGATGTTTCATTCCCGTCAAATGTATCGTCCTGCCCAAAATTAAAGTAACAAGATCTATTATCATAAGGAGAAGCAGAGGGGCTTACTGTTGCAGTTAATCCTGTTTTTGCTGCATTTGTTCCGTTTACTGGATCACCTGAATTATAAAAAGTACCATTTTCAGAAATATAAAACTTTCCATTATCCATGTCTAATGCAAAACCAAGTATATCTCCATTTGCTTGGCTATTACCATAACTTGAATTACTACCTCCAGTTCTTATATCTCCATTATTTTGCCTAATCATTGCACTATTTGAGGTTTCTGCTCCTCTACTTGTTGAAGTTATGTTCTCCTCTGTATCAGTTATCCCAATAAAACTATCTGACCAAGTAATTAATCTGGCTTCCCAATACCATTTGCCAGACGAAAGGCCAAAAGTAGCTCTTGCAGTTCTAAAACCATGTGATGTACCTACTTTTAAATTTCCATCTGTAACAGTAAGTCGAGAATCAGTACTTTTATCAATTGGATTCATCGTGCAAAAGTTGTTAGTAGGACTATCTGGCATAGAATCGCCAGTTACAAGATTATTTGGTGTAAAGTTATTGCCATTACCAGAAGAATCTTTGCCTAGTGTAGTTGCAGTCGTTCCAGAATTATCAGAAAAATTTAAATAATATCCATTTGTTCCGTAACCACCTGTATATTTTTTAGGATTCCATTGACCTGTTATAGCGTTTGTCTCTCCAAAATATGAAGGGTCATACTGAGATCCATCAATAAAATTAATTTCAGCTAAATATGAATCAAGAGGTCCATCTACAGCACCACTACTTGATTTTCCATACCCCCATTGATGTTGGTCAGTAGTATTAACACGAAAACTAAAATTTTGACTCGGATAATTAGTATTTTCAAAAGATGTTAGTTGAACACCATTTACATAAAATCTGATTCTTTCATTATTTGTTGCTTTAGTTGTATCAACTGCAATTACACAATGATACCAAGCTGAAGGATCTCTAAATTTAGCATTGCTATTTAAAACAACTGTACTGCTATCTTTAAATCTTAAATACAATCCTAAACTTCCCAACCTCATTTCCCAGAATCCAGTTGTAAGTGAAGTTGACCCTACTGAAAATGTAATTGGATAACCGTCAGGTTGAGTTATTTTTTGCCACCAAGAAAAGGTAAATGTTTGTTTATTACCATCACCGCTTGGACTTCTAGTTAAAGAAGGACTATCTCCATCATTAAATCTTAAACTACGCTCTATTTCGTATGCTTTCTTCCCTGCTATGAAGAAAGGATTAGGACTGCCAAGACTGCTCATTAGCTAAAGTTTCCAATAAACTGTGCAGCTATATTCGTGTTGGTTCGTGCTATCCAAGCGATAACATCTACCTGATTTGCACCTGTTGATAATGTAGGTGCTGTGCCTTCACTAAAATCCCAATACGATCCAAATGCTGCGGTTCTACTACCCGTACCATCTTGAGTTATAAATAAAACACCACTCTGTCCAGCAGAAATATTTGAAGGGTTGGCAAAGGTAACATTACCAGTAAGAGTTGTAGAAAAATTATTAGCAGTTCTGAAATCTAATGTAATTGTAGATGCGTAGGAGACAGCAGATATTTCTCCAATAGTTCCTTTTGTGGTTACTCTTCCGTTACCAGAACCACCACCATTATCAAATACAAGCGTGTTTAAAGTGCTTGTTTCGTGTGCAACATTAGTAACTTTTAGTGTACTCATGGCTTGGGATATTTGTCTTTAACAGCTTTAATAGTAGTTTTCCAACCAGCTACACCATTATGATAAATGTCATCAAGCTGATCTTCAATAGGAGGATATTCTGCACTTCTTTTTTCTTTGTAATCGTTAGCATTTTTCCATGCTGTGTAAGCTGCATTTAGCTCATTATCTGTAGGTTGAGAATCACTATTAGCAGAATCCCATTCGATAATCTTATGAGGTGGAACGGATTGATCTAATACAAATAAATTTGAATTTTTACCAAGTTGCTCAAGAGCTAAATAAATATCGGTGTCAGAATTAATAGCCATTTATACCTCCTTAAATATTTCTACAATAGTGTAAATACTATTAGAACCCGAATAATTAGTTTTAACCCCAAGACCATTTGTAGATTTTGTTGGGCCTTCACATCTATGTTTAATTCTAAAATCTTTTGCACCGCTTATTGTAACTCTAGCCGAAATGAATGATCTTGTATTAGCACCATTTACTGCTTCAGCGTATTCTGCCGTTCCATATTGAACCACTGCTCCATCTGTTTCATTATGAAGCCAAGCAACGTGTCTCTGAACAAAAAAAGCAGGTGCAGAGGCTCTTATAAAATATGTACCAGCTTGTAATGTAAATTCATTTCCAGCGATTGACACAATACCATCAGCATCACTTATTTCTGTATTTAAATCTCTAGTTGTTACTGTAGTTGCAGTAAATGTACCACCATCAGCGTCATAGGCTTTTTGATCGCAAATAATTGCATAACTAGCAAATTTTCCTGTATTAGAAAATGATAAATTTCCCGAAGCGTCTGTAACCATAGCCTGACCAGCCGATCCATCAGCATTTGGAAGTTTAAATGCTACGTCTGCCGATGTTGGTGCGGAAGTTGGTGAGTTGAGTGAAACAACATTACCGCCTGAGTGTTTTAATGAAATCTTAGACATTATGCTGCTATCTCCTTTGCTGTAATAATAGACTTACCACGTTCTCGGTTATAAGCGTTTTCAAGATTAGTTGTTCTATTATAATCAAAAACTTTATTTGCACTAGATGTAGACCTCATAACTACTGAATATGTAATTGCACTTGTAGTACTTGGTTCGTCTACCAAGTCACAATAACTAAATGTTGATGGTGTTGTTTCGTTATCGCCATGATAACCATGAACAAGAGTACCCAAGCATGATGGTCTAAGACCTCCAGCAACTGCATCTTGTAACGCTGGTATATAAGTATCTGACCCACCACTTATTGATCTTTTAAGATTAAAAATAAAAGATTCATCGTGATAATTACCTTCTCCAAAAATATTTACACTTAAAAGAATTTTGCTGGTAGTTGCAGAGGGTGTAATAGATATAGATATATTTGGAACTTCAACTACGTTAGTTAAAGATCCATTTGTAGTTGGAACAGTAATTGTACCTTGCAAAATACTGTTAGCATCAGATGTTGATACTACTTGAAGAATTTTACCGCCAACACCACTTGCTAATTTTCCAGCAGTTACAGCATTTGAAGCTAGTGTATCGGCATCAACACTTCCGTCAGGTAAACCCCCAACTGATAAACCTGTTATTGAACCTGATCCGTTGATTGTTACTGGCATAACTATAAGATAACAAGGATTGCACCAGAAGGCACAGTTATTGTGACTCCTGAGTTAATTGTAGGACTAACAGTATGTGCGTTTTTATTTGCCGTAATACTGTAAGAAGTTGTTGCAGTTTGATCCGATTCAAAAAATACTTCATCTGTACCGCCACCAGTAGCTCCAGCACCGCCACCGATAGCACCCCAAGCACCATTGTTATAGCCTTCAAACTGATTAAGAGTTGAGTTATGCCTAAACATACCGACAGCAGGGCTACCATCTCTCTGAGCCGTTGTACCAGATGGTATGGTCAAACTAGACGTATAGTTATGCGTTACTTTTCCTGTAAAAGTTCCACCCGTAAGAGGTGCTAGTCCAAAGTTTGTTGTAGCTACTGGCCCAACAGTTACATATCCATTATTTGCTGCATTTCTTATTTTTAAATTTCCATCAGACGTATCAACGTGCCATTGAAATGCAAAGTTAGTTGTTAATGCACCAGATTTACTATTATTTGACGCAATAGCCTGTAAAACATTGTTAATGTCTGCTCTCACAGCAGCACCCGTTCCATTATCAATTACAAAATCGTGTTCTGCCATTTAAGTAAGTAACATTGTGCCTATTCTACCCTCCTTTACCAAATCCGACAGCCTGATAAGTGAAATTTCTATCAATCGAAGCATTTGATGAATTTTTAAAATGAACAGTAAAACCTGTTCCAGATACACTTGACACTTCAAAGTAATCTCCTGATGCCATATTCTGAGCGTTAATACCAATAGAGGGTAAATTGGTATTTGCTCCCAGAATAGAAGATGTGCCAACAAAAAACGGATGAGTAAACGTAATAGCTTTAGCTCCTGCTCCGCTTGCTGTTAGATTACCTTGTTCTGTCCTTCTCTGTAAAGATGCTGTATAGCCTAGCTGAGAAACTTTTATATCCTGTCCTATGTCATTACTTATAAGATTTGCCTTAAACTTGAATCCTCTACCTTTATATGTTCCATTTGCAAAAGTTTGGAACGCAGTATATGTTGGAGAACCAGATCCAGGATTATCTTGTGTAACTGAAATTTGCATTTCTGCATTTACATCAAGTGCTGTTGTACCATCAAAATCTGTAATATCATCAATCAAACCTCTTGAATCAAATAAATCAGATGGAAAGAATCCTTCAGTAAGAAAATGTCGTTTGAAATCAACACTAAATACAGCACCTAAATCTAAGAAAGAACTACCAGCAGCACCACCAAATTCATAAGTGCCAGTTGGTGAAATGCCCCCCGTATCATCTATTGATGCTTCATTATCAAAATTAGCTATAGCATCAAATAAACCAGTACCAGCTAAATTCAAGCTATTAGTTACAGCATCAAAAGAAACATTAGTTTTTGTTCCTTGAAACTTAGGATTATCTTGATCTTCTCTTCTTGTTAATGCAATTAAAGGAGCTTGATTATCAGGTAAATCTATAATTACACTTGTTTCACCAGCACATAATCTTCCACCATCATCTTGAAACTTTAAAATATATTCTCCTTCAAGATATGGCACTTCGGCAGTTGTAGTATTACCAGCTAACGCTTGAATTAAATCAGTACTATTTTCAAAAGTTGCACTTCCATCCGTAATAGGAGAGTGTCTTACAAAAACACGACCACCATGAGTAACATCAACATCAGTAGATAAATTCCAACGTAATCTTACTAATTTTTCGCTAATAGGTTCTGCCGT